GATAGGCTGCCGCCAACGCCTGATCCTGTGGATGGCCTGCGTGCATCATCTCACTTACGTTTTCAGAGAATGCCTCTTTGGACGATGATTTGATTAGAGGCATGCCCTATCCTCCATAGTACGGAACTTTAACACTAGTTCCGTTCGGCAGGCTGACCACAATAAACCCAACTGGGCTGCCCGGCAGCGTAGCTCCGCCTCCCGTAGCAGTGGTAGCCGTGCCAGTCTGTTGAGGAAATACGGCTCGGATCGCCTGAATCAGCAAACCGAGATATCGCACACCGCTCTGTTGCGTAACATTTAGGTTTTGTAGACCTTGCTGGCTATCACTGTCCGCCATTAACGTCTCCCGCTAATTTGGAACCTATAAGATATTCGTCCCAATCTAGTAAAGCTCCCCAAATCGCTACCAGCACAGGTAAAGCTCATGAAGCGACCTCTCATCCGGGTGGAGATGAACTTTGTTGCCTGTGTCACAGTATATGGCCCGTATACGGTCGGAGTGTCACCAGCATAATTGACGATGTTGAAGGACATTTGTACCTGAGCGTTTTGCGGACCTCCAGAATCGCCCCAGATAAAATCTGGCAAAACCTGATCCACCACCACGAAATCTTCACCTTCCGCTATACGAAAGTAACCTGTGGTGAAGGAATAAACGAGAGGCTGCCCAGCTGCGTCATTACCGTTTTCGTGCGCATAAACTACCCCTCCGGGCGTAGCTCCAATTGGGTTTCCAAGAATAGTCAGATCAATCCATGCGGACCTAGCTAGTGCGCCATAATCCCAAGGCCCTCCAGGTTCATTGATGTTGAACTTGACATATTGGTCATTTTCTCCACTCACGCTTGCATTGGAGGGGAAAAACCATCCCGCTTCATTAAAAGGCGTATTAGGCATCGCCCTGACGTTACGGATGAATGCCGTGTTTAAATTCTGAAACACGAAATCCCAGACAGGGCATGGGACAACCTGCACACCACCACCGCTATACGAATAGAAATTAGATATTCCCATCCATAGCACTCCCGCCCGGAGCTGCATCGCCGCATGCCCCGAGGCCAATCCAGCCCCCGCTCCGATCTTGTTGAACCCATACGTCTCCGGATACCCGATGTAGTTCATCGCCCACAGATCCAGATCGGTCCAAATCAAGTTCTGGTTCGCTACCGCCATCCCCCCAACACACAACGACCCAATGGGAATACGGAAGTTGCCCGCCTGTGTGGTCGTTAGTGCCCGCCATTCGAAGAAGTTCCCTACATCGCACCATTGCACCAGCATCGGATCTTGCTGAAGCCCGATGCCGCCAACCGTCGATTCATCAATCGTGGAACCGTAAGTGATCAGAATTTGCTGGGACGTAGAAACGAACATGCCACGATTAAACGCTGGTCCCGTCGATACCAATGAGGCATTCGTAAACCCTCCCGTAGGGTCCCAGAAATAGATCCCGCCGCCTTGAGGACACGCCAAGGCAATCTCACCCCAATTATCCGAAGTCCAATCCACCGCCGTAATCGGAGTACCCACTTGGCTGGGATTAACGACACCAGTTCCGTACCCTCCAGCCCCATATCCTCCTAGACCATATCCCGCGCCAATCGGAGGCGGCCCCAGCGCGATGAAGTACAGCAATTCCGCATTGCCTCCATTCATGGAAAACGAACCAGAGGCCGTGGCAACCGTGTTGACGGTGATCGTAAAGGCGTTGGCGCTACTGATCACGTTGACGCTGTACGCGCCTTGAATCGTCACTCCGTTGCCCGTAGTGGACTTCGGAAATACCACCGTAGCCGGCAGAGACGTGATGCCATGGGCAGTCAGGGCAACTGATACGGTTGCATTCGTATTTGTCGTCGTGAAAACGGGAACCGCCCCACCATTATTGACGGTAGCCGTGGCATTCTTATTCGCCGTGATCTGGTAGGAATTAGCCCCTACAATCTGAACGATTGGATAGAGCCCAGCCAGAATGAGGCCACCCACCGAAATGGGAGTGTTGAACAGCACCGAATCGTTAATGGTGACGTTAGAAATGTTCGGATCAACGACCGTGACCGTAGGCGTATTGATGATGGTCGAAAAGTTCGGAGAAAAGTCCGACGTCAACGTCTGAGGCGTGATGTTTTGAAGTGCACCACTTGTGATGACATCAAGCGCGGTAGTGGTTCCTACCAATAAATGGTTGATTGAATTTAGATCAGCCCATGCGTGCATATCTCTGGGGACACCAGATAGAGCGAGGCTGTAGAACGCAGTCCACCCTCCGAGCTTTTGAAAAAGTCCGTCGCGGAAGCGCCCTAGCTGGGTCTGCGAATATCCCGCCTCCAATAATGTTGGCGTTCTTTCTAAATTCACCCCAGGCTTTAAAACTACTGCCCCAAATGGCATTGGTTTATCCAGCGCGAATCATAGTGATGCCGGCTACAACGCCAGTTCCGATAGAGCCAAATGGCGTGCTCGTGCCGCCTTGTGCATTTCCTGTCCATGCTTGCGCAGGAACAGTAAAAGAAGATGGGCCAATATTAGCCTCTCCAGGAGGTACCAAGGCCTGAAAGCTTCCACTCGTTGTAAAGCCTTGAGCGGCGGTAACACTAACTGAGTTGGCGGCATTGTTGCCGGTCGGAGTATAGGGCGGCAGATTACCCGTTAATAACGTAACGGTCTGGGTGAACTTGGTTGCGAATATCGTATTTCCGTCCAAACCAGACCCAGCCGTAGTAATGCGCGATGTTCCACCATTAAGAGTGTATCGCGTGGCGCCACGTAAATCCGGAAGAGTATTTCCTCCAAGAATAACGTTCAGAATTGGGTAGGTTACGGCGTTAAATGTGCTCCCATCACAGAGCAAAAATGGACGAACGGTGCAGGAAGTAACCCATCCCGGCAACGCCGCATTAGCATAATCAGCATAGGTTCCAATTTCAGGCAGGCCTACATGATAAACGTTGGTTCCATCATTGTAGACATGGCGAGCATTCCCGGGTGGAACACCAACAATCAAACCAGAGCCAACGGCACGTAAGGTGACATTGAACCCACTCGCAATGCCCGCCGCAGCCAACCCAGAGCTATCAATGACATAGTACCCGGGCAGCGGTAAGGTAATCTGAACATTTGAGGTAAGAGTGCCGGTCAGTTTTAGAACGGCATTCTGCGCCTGCGTAGGGCCGCCTGAGGGCGTCGGGGTAAAGGCTGCTGGGCTTGTGAGGGTAACCGGAACGTTGGATAGGCTGATCGTCTGGACGCCGCCTAGATAACCGTCGATCGCAACATAGTCCGGATTGGTGCACAGAGTGGCCCATGTTCCGACCATATCGCCAGTGTTTCCGACGACTAATCCTATGTTAACTGTAGTAGGCTCGCTAATGATCGCCTCCTATTAAGTACGTGGGGGCGAAGCCTCTGGAGAAGTGCTCTGAGAACCCCAGCCTTGAGCTTGGAACTTTTTACGCCCCTCTTCAGTCATAGCCGATTTCAGTTGATTGTTATACTTAGATTCCCATGATAGTCCGGACTTGGGATCGTCAGAAGCGGCTCCGTAGTTTTGGAGGTATCCAAAACCCACAGCGAGTCCAGCCGCCAAAAACAGGTCCGGGAAATATGTGCTCAACAGCGTCGTCGTATTGGACGCCGATAATGGTGCCGGCCTTTGCGTACCCACAACCTCAACCGTATATCCTTGATCCGGCCATGGCCCCACAACGAAACTGTTCTGATTGACCGGGGCATAGAACTGAGGAATGCCGGAACCGGTCGCACTCGGATATAGAAAATCCAGCATCTCCTTGGTGGATGGCAAGAGAGGATTTCGCATCCCTGCATCTGGGTTAGTTGTTCCCGCAGGGGTAATGACGTTCATTTCCTGTGTAACAAGGAACGGACCATTCGCAGTAGACGTAGCTTCTGTGAAGTTACGGTTGCCCGCCGCTAGCGCCACCGATGAATCACGAAACACCGTGTTGAGGAGATCCAACTCACGGTACAGTCTTTGCTCAGAATCATCGATTATCGATGGCATGGCCTGAATAAAATTAGGGTCCGTGATAGGCACGACTAGGAAATTGGAAATTTGGGCGGTGAATGTCGCATAGGTTAGCATTATGCCGACTTCCTCCATCTCCAGAATAGACCATAGACCATCATCCGAGGAATCGCCCTAATGAAGGCTCGGAGCATTTCAATCTCTTCTGATCTGTTTTGCATATTAAATCCTATGTTGGAAAACTGACGATGACGACGCCAGAGCCGAATGCTCCGCCGGTAAATCCGACCTGGGAATAACCACCGCCGCCACCACTTCCAGAATTAGCTGTGGCGGCTCCTCCTACTCCAGAATTGGAGCCTGCCCCTCCGCTTGCGCAACCTCCCGCTCCTACCGTAATGGTTGTCGGGGCGGCACCACCCCCACCGCAGGCATAAGTGATCGCCGATCCGGTTATCGATGATATAGTTCCGGTGCCGCCATTGCCGCCCACGGTTGAACCGTTTGTACCTACACC